CAACAGGCTCAGCGCGTCCGTGGCTACGATGCGAACCTCTTTGTTGGTGCTGTCCTCGTCAACTTCAAATTCTTCCACTAGGATGCTGCCCACCCAAATGCGTGTGCTGTCGCGCAGCACCTCTAGCAGGTAGTCACCGTCGTCGCTGGTGGCCAGGCCTGTGAGCAGGATGTTCAGCTTGCTGTCTATGGCTGCAGGCCACAGCGTCGTCACTTCGCATCGTGAGTGCACAATGCCTGGCACCAGCGCGCTGTCCTCTACGCTCTCGTAGCGCAGCGCAAAGCCGTTGGCTGCCAGACTGAACTCTGTGGTCTGATCGCTGCCAGCTGCAGTGCGAATGATGCGCACCTCGTAGCTGTCCTCGTTAAAGGACTCGCCTACTCCTTTGGCATATAGAAAGCTGCTCATGCGTAACGGTTGCGGGCGCTGCTGTTGCGTGCGTTGCTCAGGTAGATGTCGTCGCCCTTAATGCGTCCAACGACCTCGACGACGCCGCCGCCCATCATGTCTTTCAATTTACTCAATGGCGCCACAACTTCAGGGTCAATAGCTGCGTTTCTGTTGTCGCCAACCATTGCCATAGTTGGGCCGTATGCCAGGCCGCCGTTGGCCAGGGCCGGCACGCCTGCGCGCTGTATTAAACCGCTGCCTGTCGCTAATGCTACAGCGCCTGGGATGTTGCCCGATGCAAGTGCAGCAGCTGCCGCCTGACGCAGGTACTGTGTTACGATGTCCACTGTAATGCTGCGCAGTGCGTCTGCAAATGATTCTGCGCTGCGTGCTGCCGACTCAAAAGCGCCCATCAGTGTCAGGCCAAACTGCGTTGTCTTGTCCTGTACGTCCTCGATCATCATGCCGACATTCCAGGTTGACTGTTGCAGCACCTTGTTGGCGTTGGCCTGCTCAATGGTCTTGGTAGTAAGCTTGCCCATCTCCGTGCTGTACACACGGGTGTCATTTGCTGCGTCCTTGACCTGCACGTTGACCTCGTCCTGGGTCTGGTGCATGTCGCGCACACGCAACACAAGGTCAGCAATGCGTTCGTCCAGCGCTTTAATTTGCTCAGTGTAGCGCTGCGCACTGCCGCGTGCCACTTGCTTGTCAAACTTGTCACCCAAGGCGCCCACTGCCTGCGCCGCCATCTCTGCACGCTGTGCTGCTGCCAGCTGTGCGCGCTCCTGCTCCAGCAAACGCACCTGCTCCTTCGCGTGGTTAATCTGCGCTTGCTTGTCAAGTCCCTGCAGTGAGTCGATAAACTTGTCGTTGGCCTCAACTGCGTCGTCTGTGCGGTTGCGGAACAACACAACAGCTGTGGTCAGTGCAGTGATGGCCGCAACTACTGCAAGCGCTGGGTTTGCCAACATCGCTGTGTTCAAAACCAGAAACGCACCGCGCAGTGCAGTGATGCCTGCAATAATCTTAGGCAACAACAGCAAAACAGGCCCAAGCGCTGCAGCCATGACACCAACCTCAAACACAAACTGTTTAGTTGTGCCAGACGCGCCAGACAAGCTCTCCACAATGCTGCGAATGCCTGCAACCAATGGCCTGATGTTGTCTAGCACAACCTTGCCCATTTCCTCGCCGAGGTCGCCAATGGCGTTGCCAAGCTGCGTGATGCCACCATCTGCCTGTGCAGCAGCCTCAGCACTGCCGCCGTACTGCTTCTCAAGCTCGTCCAGAATCAGCGTCTGCGCCTCTGCAAGCCTGTTAGTCTCGGCCAATGACTTAATGACTTCTTTCTGCTCCGCGCTAAACTGGATGCCCGACCGCGACAACGCAGACAGGTTGGCCACTGGGTCGTTCAACGCCTTGCCCAGCTGTATGCTCGCGCTTTTTAGGTCGCCGTCAAGACGTGTGGCAAGGTCAAGCGCAGCCTTCTGCGTGCGGTCAAACTGCTGTCCTGCAATGTTCGTAAACGTCAGCAGCTGCGCCGTGGCGTTTTGCAGAATGTCCTCATCGCCGAACAGTGTCGTCTTTTGCAGGTCGCTGGCCATCTTCTGCAGCTCGCCCAACGTCTTGCCTGCAGCGTTGCCTGTTGACTTTAGACCTTGCTCAACTTGCGCAACAGCTTTGGCCTGATCGCGGAACGCCTTGACGCTAACAGCAGCCAGCCCTACAATCGGCAGCGTTACTGACTTAGTAATTGTCGAGCCGAGCCGCGTGAAGTTGCCTGTCATGCTGCGCACATTGCGCTGCACCTTGCCAAGCGACTTGTTCAGGTCGCGTGTGTCAGCTCCTATCCGTACTACGAGGTCTCCTAGTTTCGCCATTTTTCTTTGCTAATGCTTTGAGCTGTGCCCAGCCAGTGTGAATGCCAGTCTTGGGCTTTTCTTCCCACGGAAACACTGCAAGGTCCTTGGGCCTTACGTTGCTTCCTTTCTTAGTGTGTACGTTTAGCAGTAACGCGGTTTGCCATCGCGTACGTTCCCAGTCCACGCGTTGCTGCGCCTCCTGAGCTTTGTAGCGACCGCGCACCGCGTTGCCAAACTCCCTGAATGTAAGGTCATACAGAAGGCAAGGACTCAGGCCAAGCAGCCCGAGTCCAAGCTCTTCTATTTCGTCCCATTCAAGTGGTGTGTTGTCTCCTGGTTCTCCGTTTTTTTTTGTGGAGTCATAGAAGATTCAATCACCTCGACAACAGCAGTCAGATCCTGCACGTCAATCAGTCCTAGAAAGTCGTCCACTTCCATGTCAAAGCTCATGCCTTGTTTCTTGCAGCCTTCCTGCACAAAGTAGTACAGCAGCTCAGGCATGAGGGTGACGTCCTCGCTGTCGATGTTTGCCACCTTGTGTCCAGTCGCTTGCTCAAAGCTGCGCCAGGCGCGCATGTTAGCCTTGACTGGGAATGTCCGTCCGTCTAGGGTAATGGTCATGCGCTAGGAACAAATGTTGGGTCTGACACGCACTCGAAGGTAGCAGTGTATGACGCGTTGTCCTCGGTGCCTGCGCTCAGCTCCAAGCTAGTGCAGTAGGCCTCAAAGTCGATGTCCATGTCGTCTGTAATCTCAGAGTCGTCGGACTGCTGATAAGACGCAATAGTGACGTCGAGCTTTTGCCCTGACTCCATATCTGCAAACAATTCCTCGTAGCCGTTGGTGGCGTCTGCTGCGTAAAACGCGGTGAAGGTCACTGTCAACGTCTTAAGGCCTGGCAAGATTGCGCGGTATCCGCCGTTGTCTTTTGTTGTGGTGTCACGTGTCTCAGTGCTAAAAGACACAGACAAATCTGTGAGGTGGTCGACCAGTACTGGTGCCACTCCGTCGTTTGCGAACGACACCCGCAGTTGCGAGCCGTTCATAATTCCTGCTGTTGCTGCCATTATTTCTCGTTGTTGGGTTTGATGCGATCTGCAATAATCATATTAATCAGACTGTCCAGATATCCAAAGATCTGGTTGTCTTTTTCTGTGGGTGTGAGGTTAATAACAACCTTCACGAATGCCATCAGGGCGATAACTAGCTCGCCCCAGTTGTGAATCAAAAAGTCTTTCATGCGATGTTGTAGTGTGTCATGATGTTGGCTTCTATGCCTGTGCGGTTGGCGCTCTGGTCGCTGTTGTAAACAACCAATTCCGTCATGTATCCGTCAAGCTGTCGAAATCCCTGGTATTTACTAATTCCAAAGGCTGTCCATTCGTCTGTGCGTGCATTTTCATGCACTTCAATGTTCAATTTATCATTGACCAAAAGTCCAACCAAATCGTCCCGTGTTGTTTCTGAGTCAATTGCTACTTGACTGCCGTTTTGGTAAATCGTTAACAGCTGTCCGACCTGTGTCCAGTCAAAAGATAGTGTTGTGCTTGCGCTGTCCGCTTGTACAACCGCTGAAAATTTGCCGTTTACAATTTGGCTGGCAAACAAAATGTAGTTTGTGTCTGACGTCTTATAACTTATGTACGCATCTATACGGTCTTGACCAATCAAACCGTCCGCGTTTAATTCGTTGTCATCCCAGTACAACGCTGGGCGGTTATTGACTAGATAAACAGCGCCGTTTGTAATTATTTGCGGCTGCAATTCTGGAATCGTTTGCGTGGCGTCGTTGCCGTTTCCGCTCTGGTCTTTCCACACTGACACAAAACCGTTTGTGCCTGCGCAAAATGCTTTAAGCTCACCCTGCTGCAGATTGCCGTAGACGTCAAATCCGATGTCTTTTGTAGCGTTGTCTGACTCGCGCCGCACAGTCACCGCTGCACCTGTATAGCTGGCATTTAATTGACGCAAGCTGTAAGCGCCCAGCGCGCCGCCGTAGCTGTCGAACAAAAAGCTAGGCCGTGCAATGACGCCAACAGTGCGCGCGGTGTAATCCTGTACGCTAATAAACAGGTTGCGCTCAGCGCTCACCTCCGTGACTTCGTTTGTGTACTTAATTGACTGCACCGTCACGGTGTCGTACACCACTTTTTCCTGCCGCGCTAACGCCGCCCGCACTTTGTCTGCAAGGTCGTTGGCTGCTGCGTACGTGTCGGCCACGCTGAAGACCTCCAGCTGCGCCTCGTCTACTGGCGCGCTGTCTTTGGTGTCCACGGGCGTGTTGGACACAACGCTGTAGACGACGTAAGGCGTAGCCGCGCCCTCTTCTGCAAGCTCTGGATAGATGCGCGTGCCGACCAACGCAGACACTGCGCTGTCATCCTTCAGCATGCTGTATATGGCTGCTCCTACCTTCATTTCATCCAGCGTTCAAATTCCTGACGCAGCAAGCGGTTGCGCAGCTGCTGCATGCGGTTGCGTGTAGCCTTCTGTGTGCGCTCAAACAGGCCTGTGCTGCGTGACGGGCCAAAGCCGCTGCCGTTTTCGACAATGGCTGCAAACCAACCGTTTTGCCTGTTCGTCTTGCTGCGCGATCCGCGACGGCTTGTCTTTGGTCCTGCCAGCGTGATTGCCTTGTTGCTGCGTCTAAACGTCTTAATGCTGCGACGCAGTGTGCCTGGCTTAATTGTTTGCCGCAGCTCGCCACTGCGGTACACCTTGACGTCCACAGGGCTGTCCTTAATGTTAGCACGCAGCGCGACGTTGTACACCTCAGCCACGCGCTCGTCAATCGCACGCAGCTTCTGTGCGTCTTTCTCGCTCCACTTGGCCAGGCGCTCAATTTTGCGCTCCAGCTCTTTCATGCCGTCTATCTTAATCGCTGCCATCACTCAGATACAACGCGTTCAGTAATAAAATGCAGCTCGCTCTTGCGGCCAATCTCCTGCACAGCCAATATGTTGTAGATGTCGCCGCCGTAGCTGATGCGGTACTTGGGCGTCACAGCGCGCGTCTCTGTGCTGCTGCGCACGCGCCACGTCACGCGGTTTGTGCTTGTCTCCTGCTCCTGCAGTACAGCGCTGCTGGCGCTCTTGTTGTCCAAGGCGGCCCAGACCGTGGCATAGGTAGACCAGGACGGCACAGTCTGGCCGTACGCATCTGCAGTGCGCGAGGCGCTCTGGATGACAATGCGTCTATCTAGGAACCCGATGTTCACTGCCTGTGATCAATGATGCGTTCAACACTCAACAGCGACTCCACGGCCATAGGTACCTGCGCCACAATTGTGCCCGTTACTACAGCGCGCCTGTTCTCGTACCAGTGCGCCACCAGCATCTTGACCGCGTGCTTGACGTTGGCCGATTCCTCGACACCCACCGCAGCCGTCACCCGTACTGGGTGCGCGTTGTACGTCTCCAGGTCTGGCGTGTCGTGGAAGTAAATCATCATGCTGCCGTCTGTGGCAGCGCCAATGTAGTACTTGCTGGTGTCCAGGGTCTGCTCTGCGCCTGACGTGTCGTCGTACTTGACGTGTGTGATGGCTGTCACTGGCCCGTAAGCCAGCGCTGCGTTGCGCCACCGTTCAACGTGAAACACTGCAGAACCGCCTGCCGTAAAGCTGCGGTTGCAGTAGTCCTCAACCCATGCCACTGCCGCGTCCAATAACGCCGTGATTGTAGTGTCCTCGTCGCTTGAGTCAACGCGCAGAAACTCCTTAGCGTCCGCCAATGTGACGACTGCAGTGCCTGATGTGTGTGCTGGACGTACTACGTGCATGGTAATAGAAAAAAAGGAAGCCCAGCCCAATTGCCAGGCTTCCCGTGTAGTTAATTATTATACGAAATCCGAAGTGTAGGCCAATGCACCTGCCTGGCGCACTTCAGTGTCGTAAAACTTGTTCACGTGCAAAGCAATTTGCGCAGTGCCTGCGTTGCTGTATGGGTCAACCAACAGGTCAATTCCACCAAAAAACGCCAACACCATGCCAAGCTGAAAATCACCAAACAACAATGCGCCCTGCCCTGCGTCGTCGTCAACAAGATTAGGCGTAAAATATGACGCGTATCCGTCAATCTGATTGTTGTCAACCAACGCGCGAATGCTGGCGACAGCGACGTCTGCTTTCATAAGCGACATTGCGCTGGGTGATGCAACAAAAGCGCAACGCGACAAATCGCCACCAGCAGCTAGCACATTTTTCTGCATTGCGAACACGTTGGAAGCATCCAAAGCAACACCACCTTTGTCGACAATCGCGCCAGCACCTGCAGCGGCCTTAGCAAACACAGCCTTGTCAATAGTCTCATTAATACCAGCAGCCAACTCGCGTGAAATCATAGCGTCCACCTGAGCACCGCCCTGCAAAATCAACTGCTTGCTGTACTTGGTGTTTGCAGCAACACGGATTGGCGAGAGTGTCACTTCGTCAAGCTCCAAACCAGACGCAGCATCGGCAGAAACCTCTGTTTCTTCAGTACCTGCAGCCTTAGCAGAAACGCGTGGGAACTTAAGGTTGCCAGTTGCGTTGTTGATTGTAGTCACACCCAAGCGCTCAGCCATAGTGGGTGTGCGCAAGGCGTCAATGACACCAGGCACAGAAGTAGCTACAAAGCCTGAGCCGTCACCGCTGTCAGCCTGGAAGTCGTCAGCAGCACCAGCACGGAACAAAGCCGAAGCTGGGATACCAATCTGGCCGCTCATCTGCAAGCCGCGCATCTGGTACTCCTTGGCCGCTTCCTGCGCCCACTCAGCTTCTGCGCCTTCCAGCGACTTGCCAAAGCTGGCAGCTTGCACAGCACGGCTGAGGCTGAAAGAACGATTGATTTTGTTGATTTCCTTGGCCTCGGAAACTGACGCGCCGCCCATTTGAGCCTGACGTGCAATCATGTCTTCGTGAGCCTGGCGGCGCTCAATCTTGCCGTCGAGGCGCTCGACCTCGCGCTTGCAGAGGTTAGCCTCTTCTTGTTCGTTGTTGGTCCAGTCGCGATTTTCAGTTTCTGCGACGTTCACCAACTCTTCGAAGCGGTCCGCGTGCTTAGCGCGCACTGCCTTCATCTCGTTGAGATTCATGGGTTCTTGAATTTTTTGTTCGTTTGTAGTTGTATCTGTATCAGCCACCGCCTCCGCGATAGCGTCGTCAAGCTCAAGCTGTTGATCACGCGCCTGCACCGTGGCGGCTGCGTATGCTGGATAGGTCACAGGTGACACGTCCAACAACTGCCGCACCTTATCTACGCTGCGCACGGTGCGCTCTTCGTTCCAGCTCTGGTCTTTGATTGTGAATGCAAAGCTGCTCTGGCTGATGTCACCGCGTTTCACGCTCTCGTAGAAATCTTTTGCATACTGTTGGTTGCCCAGCTTAACGCGGTACTTCAGCCCGCGCTCGTCTGTGCTTAACTCCAGTGTGCCGTTCTCGGTACGTCCGAGAATCAAATTCGGGTCGTGGTTAATTAGCGCGCGCACGTCGTTGTTCATCACGTCGTCGAATGCGCCAGGCTTAATTACTTCACGAAAGTGCCCGAGGTCCGTCTCGCTGTTAAACACAGCGGCGTAGCCCTCCAGCACCATGTCGTCGCTGTCGGCCTCGCGCACCTCAATGGTGCCCATCGTCCGCTTCTCAGCGTCTTTATACTGTTGGTTGTCCTCCATCGTTTGAAACTTTGTCGCTGTACTCGCCGAGGCGGTCTAGCGCGATTTGGTTAATCTGCACTGTGTGCACGTCGCCGCCCTCTGTCGGGTTCATCTGCTCCTTAGCCCGCACTTCGTTGATGCTCATGACACCGCTCTGCAGCATCTGCTGATAAAAGTTCGTGCGAGCTGCAAGGTCGCCGCGGTACAAGTCGTTCATGTTAAACTTGCTGTACACCTCTGGCCGCTCAAAGCTCTGAATCAGCTTGCGGTCAATCTCCTGTTCAATGCGCTTGGCCCACGGTGCAATCGTGTGACGTGCAAACTGCAGGTTTTGCTGCTCCACGTTGTTAAAGGTCGTCTGTGAAGGCAGCTGCACCAGCGACGTGGGCACGCTGTAAATGCGACAAATCTCTTCCGCTTGAAACTTGCGCGTCTCAATGAACTGCGCCTCGTCTGGCGTAATCGTGATGCGCTGGTACTTAAAGCCAAACGGCAGCAGCTTGGTGCCTGCGTTCATTGCGCTCTGGTTCCAGCTGTTTTGAATCACGTCCATCTGCTCCTTGCGCAGTGGCTGATCTGATGCCAGTACGCCAGTCATCTGGCCCTTCTGCCCAAAGTACTCGCTGCCAAAGTCCTGCGCCGCCTTGGCCAGGCCCATGTTTTCGCGGTGCAAGCGGATTGGCGACATCTTGTTCATGCAAGAAATTTCCAGCATGTTGTCCTGCGTCACAGCTCCGTAGTCGCGAATGACGAACACGCGCTCGCCTTCCACCTCCTTCACGTCCACGTCGTAATAGCTCACAGGTACGAGGCGCTCTGCATAACCTCGTGTGTTGCGCTCAATAATCGCGTAGCCGCAGCCGTACATCAGCGCGCTGCTCATCAGCGTTTCCCAAAAGTCGTAGGCGTTCTGATGCTCGTTAGGCGCTGCCGTGATCAGGTCGTACGCTGGGTGCTGGTTGGCCACTTCCATGTTGCGCCCGTCCTGCACGTAAATCTCTAGGCCCAAGCTGCTGATTGTGCTTGCAATCTTGTTGATGCAGGCATAGACTGTGGAAATAGCCAGTGCGCTCTGCTCCGTGACATTGACACCGCTGCGCACGATTGGGTTGATGCCCATCTCGGCCTCGATTGTCTGGCTGTTGTACTTGCCCACGCGGTAGCGGAACAAGGCGCTAAGACGGTCTGTGAGTGTGGCCATGCAGTGCGAGTGAATCTAGAATATAAGCAAGTTACGTCACAAATCCAAGACGTCGAAAAAGAAATCGTCGGCGCCCAGTGTGTGACAATATTCATTCATGGCAATGATGCTGGCGATCACGCCGTCCACCTTCTTGTTCTCCTGCTTCTCCTTCGTCACGCGCTTGTTCTCGTTCACGTCTGTGTACACCACAGCGCAGCCCATCTGCCAGCGCATGCAGCGATTTCCGCCGTGGATAATCTGGCCCTTCATGGCGGCCATCTCAAACTCCTTTGTTGGCCCGTTCATCGTTGTGATGTTCTGAGCCATTGGCGCCATCTGCACGCCGTCGGCCTCCAGCTCGCTGACAATGTAGGTGCTGAATCGTGGGTCGTAGCCAATGCTGCGCACGTCGTATTTAGCGCACTGTGCGTTAATGTAGTCCTTCACTATCCTGTAGTCCGTGACGTTGCCTGGCGTGATTGTGATGTCGCCCTCGCGCTCAAACGCGATGTAGTCAATGCCCGCGCTCAGTTTCTTGGTGTGCGCTTTTTCTGAGTTGACAAACTGATGAACAAGCAGATACAGACAATCGTACTCCACGTCAGCAAAAAGTAGCGCGAATGCAGTGAGGTCTTGTGTAGATGCAAGGTCGAGGCCGCCATAGCAAGGAAGTGTGTGAAGCCTGTCATACGGTATTGGTTTGGCGCCCTTCATCCAGATGTCGTCAGGAATCCAGGCCGTTTCTGCTGAGGTCCAAATATTTAGGTGCAAACGTAGGAAACTGTTGACCATGCTTGGGTTGGCCTTGGCATTCTTAACGGCTTGTTCAAAGTAGTCTTTGTGGCAGATGCTGCCGAATCCTGGATTTGCCTTGCGCCAAGTCGCCTCTTCTGTCCAGTCGTCGTCAATGTCTGCAGCGTACAGCACAGGCAAAAACGTGTCATCGTCAATCACACCGTCGCGCACGCCCTTGGCATATTCGTGCACCTCGTAGCAGATGCTGGCGCGATCGTGTCCCGCTGTGGTTAGTGCCATGACAAGCGGCTGGCGCCGTGCGCCCGTCGATGTAGTAAGCACGTCCCAAAGTTCTCTGTCACTTTGGGTGTGAAGCTCGTCGAAGATGACGCCGTGGCAGTTCAGACCGTGCTTGGTATACGCCTCTGCGCTGATTGACTTATACCAGCTGCTTTTATATTTTATAACGTTTCGAAGTACGCGCGATCGGCTGCGCAGGTGGCGGCTGTTGTTAATCATCTCCTGCGCGATGTTGAACACGATGTTGGCCTGGCCACGGTCGCCCGCTGCGCTAATAACCTCTGCGCCTGGCTCGCCATCCGCAAACAGCATGTACAGTGCAATGGCGGCGCTCAGGTTAGACTTGCCGTTCTTGCGTGGAATCTCGACGTAGCAGGTGCGGTATCTGCGCGTGCCGTCCTCTTTCTTCCAGCCAAACAGCGGGCGAATGATGTCGTCCTTCTGCCACTTCTCCAGCAGAAACGGCTTGCCGCCCAGCTCGCCCTTGACGTGCGTGCAAAAACGCTCGATAAATTCAACAGCGCGATCAGCTGCTGCGTCGTCGAAGTGATACTCAGCCAAAGTACTTCTCCTCTTCGTCTGCCACTTCCCTGCCCTCGCCAATCCAGTTCTCCAGCCGCGTGATGATAATCTGCTTGCGGTGGCGCGCCTCCTTGAGCTGCTGCCACTCTGGACGCATGCGGCTGTAAGTGTCGCCTGACTTGCCCACCACTTGGTAACACGTGCCGTGCTCGTCGCAGTAGTCCTGCAGGTGCTTCTCTTCGATTGTAACGCAAGCCAAAGTGTACAGC